GAGCAGAGCATGTGTGAATTATCATTAGATGATAAATCAATAACTCGCATAGGTGCAAATGCTTTATTTTCATTTGTCAAACAAGAGAGATTAGTTAAATGCGATAAAGGAACATTTCTTGTTTCAAAAGATCCAGAAACAGAAACTATAACAGTAACAACAGGAAGCGTCACAGCTGCTATTAGTGGCAGTACTGTAGTGCTTGATGTAAAAGACGATGCTACTCATATTGCTGTTGCTGAAACAACTACTGGAGTTATAGTAACAGATAAAAATGGTAAATCAATGACACTGCAATCTGGCGAAGGAATTTCTGCAACACCAAATGGAATGACATCCTCAACTCCACGATCTGTTGATGTTAAAGATCTAATATCTTCATCACCTTTATTTAATGAAAAAGGATTACCACCACTTGCTAATGATGCTTTAATTAAAGGAGTCGCTAGCGCACAAGAAACTGCAAAAGCTCAAGGCATGTCGTTCACAAGTGAAATAAATGATATAGTCGCCAATAGAACAAGTCCAGCTAATGTTCAAGATATTGATACTGCTGCTGGTTCTGAAGCATCGACTAGTCCAGCGCAAGTAGGTAGCGGAGCAGGAGCAATCTCTGGTTCGCAACAATTTAATCCTTTAATTAATCCTAATCTTGTGCCACCCGTAACTTCTTCACCTAATCCATCACTAGCCACACCAATAGCAAGTGATCTTGGACCACCTATTAGCAGATAAGATGTGTAAGACCTATGTATGTTAATTCAAATTAAGAACTGGTGGACTAATTTAAAATCTTATGATAAGTTTTTCTTTATGTTATTTGTACCAGCGATGCTTTTCACGCTTTGGGGGTTAAGTGACCTTTATATTAATTACTTTGATTTATTAAGTAGAGAAGATCACCTTCAATTCTTTCTTAGGATATTCTTTCCAATATCATTAGCTATATTTATAACGGTTTTAGAAAGAAATAATAGAAAAAAACTAATAAAAGACATCAAAAATTACCTTGATGAATAGTGTAATTTATACATAATGATAATAAAACGCACAAAACAACTTGGCAATTTTAAAAGAGGAATAAATTTATATATTCCAAGAAGAACATCATCGGCTCCAGTTGGAATTCCTGTAAATAACACCAGTGCAGTTACAATATCTGCAACACATCAATACCTTGCTGGAACTTATACGAAAGTAAGTACGAATGGAGGATTAGTTGCAGGGTATCAATCAATAAATTTTAGTAGTACTAGATTATTTCTTAATTCAGGATCAGTTTATTTAAAAGATGCTGGATATAATGGAAATAATACTTACGAACCATTTCCATTTACACCCTATGGATATATCCTTATACCTCCGAACGCATCATTTACTACATCTAACGGAGACGCACTTTCAACAGAAACATTTTGGAGGGTTTGTTTAGTCATCGGGGTCTTTCTAGAAGAGGGAGGTTACGCTTTTGTTGTCCAGAATGGATTAACTAATCCATCAGCAGATCCTACAACTATTCCAACAATAGGCTGGTCATATAATGTAACAATAACAGCTTTACCCAGTCAAATTCCTGTTGAAAGCTCAAATCAAATTATTCTAAATAATGGTTTTCAAACTTACCAAAATGTACTTGGTGCAAATTATTATATAAATCAACATCACGCATTTGGTAAAATAGCTCCTAATGTTTATTATGATGGTGAAAGTAATTATATAACATATAACGGATTTTACTGGTCTTGGGATTGGGATAATAATGATAATGGTTATAACATACTATCTAATCCAGAATCATCTGATATCGATTTTATTCTTTCCCAATGGAATAATGATATAGTTATTACCACTGTTTAAAATTATGGCTTTTATAGTTAAAAAACAAGCAGGACTACATACTATTAACGTAGCAACTACGGATGTATTCTATCTTAATAATGCTAGATCAGATTATATAGCTAGTGTGGGGCCAATATTAGGAGCCAATTTTAGTAATCATCAACGTTTTGTTAAATTAGTTATCCCGCCATCATATACGGGATATAATGCTGGAGGAGGCGCTTTTATATCAAATTATAATGGATTCTGGAAGTTAGTTTATAGTGATGGTGATAATACAATTGATGTAATTGGAGACCCAGCCTCAACAAATCCCAATTTCATTTTACCAATTTGGTATGATGGCTTAGATGGCGACATAACTATCACTACCTCTTTAGATTTAAAAATTAAAAAAAATACAACCTTTAAAATTTCAAAACCAACACCTCCTTTTTATACTCCATCTTTATCTATTTATGAAACACTTACTCCAGGTGGATGGGACATGTGTTATGGAGGCTGGCGCGTTCATTTTGATTCTAAAGATATTGGTAAAAATGGTTCATTTATAATAGAAATTAATATGAGTGGTGGAGATTTTGCAACACCTATTACAATTACTACAAATTTTTTTAATCAAATACCTAGCACTTTTGATATACAAAATGATATCGGAGGTTATAGTATATACAATGTAATTGCAAGATTAATAGTAATGGATGTAAATGATATGGTAATTTATACTACTCCATGGAGCGATATACTTATTTATAACCGAGAAGGATGTAACTAATATATAAAAAATATTAATTTAAATACCAAAATAACAATACTACTTTAATCTTTCAATAATATAAAATATATAAATAAATATTGCCGCACATATTAATCCACTAGTTATTGTCATATAAAAAGCATTACACTGAAGAGGTAATTAGTGTAATCATATAGATGAATAAAAAAAGCAATATATTCGAATTTGAAATAACAAAAGCATCTATTACTCAAAAAAATGCTCTTGAACAATTAAAAGCTGGAAACACCCGTTTTATTACTGGAAGAGCAGTAGCTCATACTTGGCAAAGAGAAAAAGTAATTAAAACTGGTGAATATGGTCAAACTCCCTCTATTGGAGTTTTAGGTTGTGCAGATTCTAGGGTGCCAGTTGAAATGATTTTTGATATGGGAGTAGGTGATTTATTTGTTGTTCGTGATGCTGGTAATTTTGATAGTGAAGAAGGTAATGCGACATTTGAATTTGGTGCAGCGGTCCTTGGAGTTCATACAATTCTTGTATTAGGTCACACAAAATGTGGAGCAGTTGAAGCAACCCTTGCTGGTAAACCAGTCCCTGGAAATATCGCAGTTATTGCAAAAGCTCTATCAAAAGGAATTAAAAAATTTATTGGAATGGTTAAAGATAATCCTAAAAATGAAGTTACTCCAGAAATTTTAAATGAAGCAATAGAAGCAAATGTTCGCTATCAAATGACTGAATTATTAAATAATAGTAAATTATTAGCTTCATTAGAAAAAGATGGTAAATTAAAAATTCTTGGTGGAATTTACGATGTAGAAACTGGAATAGTTCGTTTTCTAGCTTAAAATAATAATATATATGCCTATACCTCAACCCAAAAAAGACGAAAAACAAAACGATTACATGGATCGTTGCATGCATAAAGTTAATAAAGATAATCCAGAAATGGAAAATAAACAACAAGTTGCTATTTGTTTAAATAGTTTTAAACCCAAAAAAAGTAAAGCAAATGAAATTGAAGTAGATTTTTCAGAAGATATCAAAAAAATGAATAAAGTACAAGAAATTAAAGTAGAGGAAGCCCCAAAAATCGAAGCCAAGGTAGAGGAAGCAAATAATACAGCAGTAACTGCTCCTGCTCCAGAAGTTAAAGCAGAAATTAAAACTGAAGAAACTACAGCTTCTTGTGGCAAACCAAATTGTGGATCAGTACAAAAAATTGAAGAAACAGAAGTTAAAAAAGATCACGGTAATTCATTAAAAGTAAGACCAAAAGTTGAGATTCCAAACGAACAAGCACTTAAAGCTCAAGATAATATAGTTGATATTCCAGATGATCAAAACACTGAGTCCTTAGATGGAGAAAAAATTCAAACTACCTTAATGCAAATGCAAAATCAATATAAAATTTTACATTGGCAAACAATGTCATTCTCACAACATAAATCTTTTGATGAAATCGTAAGTAGCTTAATTGAAAATATTGATGAATTTATTGAAACATATATGGGTAAATATGGCAGAGTAATTGCTTCTACTACTTTTAATATTACTCTTGCTAATTATAAAGATACAGATTTCATGGCTCTTACCAATAATTATATTGCATTTTTAATTGGATTAAACGACATGCTCGATGAAACTCAAGATTCAGATTTACTAAATATTAGAGATGAGATCCTTGGTTCGCTCAATCAATTAAAATATCTATTATCATTAGTTTAATATTAAATAATTATTTTAATTGGATTTAAATTAATTTTTAATATATAATTATATTAAATGAAAAGATATTGTACTTCTTGTGGATCTCCAACAGATTATTCTTTAAAAAAACCCCAATTTTGCTGTAATTGCGGTAAATCATTTGATAACAATCAAACTGTTCAAGATAAACCTGTTATAGCTAATAATACGATTAATCGTGCTCGCCCTAACCTTAATCAGAAATTAAGAAATTTCAAAAATATTGAAAATGATGATCACGAAAATTATGATAACGATGAGGATAATGATGATTATGATAATGGTGTTAATCATGTTCCAAATATAGATGGTTTAGAAGTAGAAACTTTTGCAGAAAAAACTAGAGGAGAAAAAATAGGGGATTTAATGAAATCTCCCTCAAAACCAAATAAAAGAAATCCTTCAAAAACAAAAACTCAAAAAGTATCAAATAAAAAATTTCTTGAAGATTTCAAAAAAGAAGCTGGATCTATCCGAAGATCAAAGTAATGAGCAAAAAGAAGGCTAAGTTTGAGGAAAAAATTTCTGAAATAGATCAAGAAATCTATAAGAGGAAAAATAAATGGAATCTAACTGCCCTTGCTTGGATGGATTTCAATGATGTTTCTCAAATTTTAAGAATACATATAAATAATAAATGGGCGCTTTATGATCAAAAGCAACCTCTTGCTCCTTGGGTTAATAGAATCATAAGTAATCAAATTAAAAATTTGATTCGTAATAATTATGGAAATTATTCAAGACCTTGTTTAAAATGTTCAGCCGCAGAAGGCGAAGATCTATGTAAAATATATGGCAAACAATGTGGCTCATGTTCTATTTATAAGAAATGGGAGAAAAGAAAAAAATCAGCTTACGATATTAAACTTCCAGTAGCTTTAGAAAATCATACGCAAGAAGTTCATAACATGGTGCATGATAATATCAATATCGAAAAGAGCGCAGAAAATATTCACAATAAAATGTCAAAAATGTTAAAGTTATCTGAATGGAAATTTTATGAATTAGTTTATGTTCAACATAAAAGTGAAGAAGAAGCTGCAAGAATAATGGGATATAAAACTACTGAAAAAAATAGATCAGCAGGATACAAGCAAATTAAAAATCTTAAAAAATCAATTATACAAAAAGTTAAAAAATACATTTATAGCGGCGAAATAGATATACGTTAATATGTCAGACGATATTTTAATACTAACTGAAGAGCAACAATTAAAATTGCTTAAGGAGTGGAATGATAGACCTAATAATCCTCCCTCTTTAGCAGAATTAGTTAAATTAGCTTTTGATAGAGATGATTTAGATGGACGAAGTAAAGAAGGAAAAGCTGTAAAACAATTTTTAGCATCAAGACAAATTAAACCAAAGAAAAGCCATGAATATGAAGCAAAAGGTTTAATAGAATTAACAATAGAACAAAAAGAATACGTAAGTAATAATTGTCATACTATGACTGGTTTAGAGATGGCAAAAATTTTATTTAAAAATGAATCATTAACTAATTTATGTCAAGAAACAAGAAGTATTCTTGAGCATATGAAAAATATACCAAGTAATGTTAAATTCAATAATAATGAAAATGAAAATGCTTCCACAGAAGGATACAAGCCTCCTCGTAGCGAAGAAAGAACTATAGCTAAAATTAATAAATATGTTTTAGATGGAATTGATAAAACTAAACTTACTCATAAACATAAAAAAGAAATAAACTCATTAATTGGATATATGAATACTCATAGGTTTACTCATCAAATGAATATCTATGACAACGAACCAGATAGAGAATTATTTGAAAGTAGTTTTGTAAGATATACTTACGATAAAGGAGACCTTTCGCAAGAAGAAGTTGATCAATACATCGTGCTCTGCACAGAAGTTGTTATATCATCTAATATTCAACAAACAATTAATGTTTTACAACATCAAATAGAATTATCTATGCAAGAAGATGGTAAAATTCCAATGGCTCTTGTAGAAGCAAGCAGTACTGCTCGTAAAGAGTATAACGATTGCGTTAATCGTCAACAAAAATTAAATAATGATCTTAAAGTAAAAAGAAGTGACAAGTTAAGTAAACAAGTTAAAGAAACTGCTTCTATTATAAATCTTGTACAAATGTGGAAAGAAGAAGAAAGCAGAGCTAAACTACTAAAAATGGCAGAGATGAGAAAAAAGACCATAGAAAAAGAAATAGATCGACTTTCAACAATGGAAGAAATAAAATGTAAAATTTTGGGGATCTCCAAAGATGAGATTTTAAATGGATGAGCGTAATATGTAAAGTTGATGGTAAAGAGTTCAAAGACGAAAAAAGTCTTCATTTCGCGCTTAGAGGTTATGGTTTAAATAAAGAAAAATACTATCATACATATTATCCCAAGAAAGATCTTCTTACAGGAGAAACAATTAATTTTAAAACAAAAGATCAATACTTAAATAGTGATTTTAACGATAAGAATAACATGAAAAAATGGTTAAAAGAACAACCATTAAACAAAGCTCAAGAATATTGTAAAAATCTTTTAATTAAAAGAAAAAAAGATAAAAATTTAATATACTCCCCGACTCAAATAGAATTAAGGACGATAATGAGCCCTTCTATTATTTTTTATAATAAAATTTTTGATGATTATTATGATCTATGTTCTAGCATAGGATTAGAGAATAAATTTATTCACCCAAATAATATCACCTCTCAATTTCAAAATAAATTAACAACTAAAGATACAATATACGTAGATACAAGAGAACAGAGTTGGTTGAAGTTCGATATTCCTTTTGAAATTAAGACGCTTTCATTTGGAGATTATTCTTGCAGTAATGAAAATTGCAATTGTTATATAGAAAGAAAAAGCTTAAGCGACTTCATTAGTACTTTAAGCGTTAAGAATTTTGATAGATTTAAAAATGAAATTGAAAAAGCTCAAAAGAATAATTCATATTTAATAGTTATCGTTGAAGAAAAGCTAACTAATGCTTTAAGTTTTCAATATTTACCTCATATTAGTAAAAAAATAAAAGCTACTCCAGAATATATATTTCATAACGTTAGATCTCTTATTCAAGAGTATAGTAATTTACAATTTATGTTTGTCGATGGTAGAAACGAAATGAAAAGAGCAATTGAATCTATATTTGCAAGTAAATGTTTTTATAGTAGAGTAGATTTACAATTAGCTTATGATATGAAACTTTTATGATATATTGTCCAGATAAATATTTAAGAGAAGTCAAAGACGTTAATGCTGAATTAGCAGAACTAAAAGGTTATCTTAATGATAAAGAAGCTAAAATATCTCTTGCTAAATTTCTTAGAGCTAATATTGGATTTACAACCGAATTAATTAGTGGGGTTAAATTGGCTGCGTACCAAGAGATTCATCTTAAAGCGTTAATGAATAGAAATTTTAATATGTGCGTATTTGGTCGTGGTTGCGGAAAGTCTTTTATGGCAGCTGTATTTTGCTTTCTTCAATGTGTATTTGAACCAAATACTAAAATACTTATAGCTGGACCGACATTTAGAACTGCAAGATTTATATTTAATAATTTAGAAAAAATTGTTTATAGTCCAGGAGCAGAATTATTAGCTCAATGTTTTGGGGCTAAAGCTAAAAGAAATGATCAATTTGAATGGCAGATTAATGGAGGAAGTATCGTAGCAATCCCATTGAATGGTGAAAAAATTCGAGGATTCCGTGCCAATGTTTTAGTGCTAGACGAGTTTCTACTTCTTCCAGAAGAAATTATTAAAAATGTATTGATGCCATTCTTGGTTGCTCCGCAAAATATGAAAGAGCGAATGGAGATAAGAGAATATGAAGATAAACTTATTGCAGATGGAATTATGAAGCCAGAAGAGAGAATGGTATTTGAAAATACAAGCAAAATGATAGCTTTATCTTCGGCTAGTTATACTTTTGAAAATCTTTACAAAACTTATAATGAATGGTCCGAAAAAATTTTAGAAAAAGAAAAAAGTGAAGCGAAATACTTTGTAAGTCAATTAAGTTATGAAGCTTTACCAGAAGAAATGATCGATAAAACAATCATTGAAGAAGCTCAAGCTGGTGGATCAAGCCATTCTAGTTTTCTAAGAGAATATTGCGCTAGATTTACAGATGGTAGTGATAGTTATTTTAATGCTAAAAAGATGGAAGACTGTACAATTAAAAATGGAGAAAGCCCCCATACTTTAATGAAGGGCCAACCAAATAAAAAATATATTCTTGGCATCGATCCGAATATGAGCGATAGTCCAAATGCGGATTATTTCGCTATGGCAGTTTTAGAAATTGATGAAGATACTAGACAAGGAACTTTGGTTCATACTTATGCTGGATTAGGAAATTTAAAGAATCACGTTAATTATTTTTATTATTTATTGACCAATTTTGATATTCATTTAATTGTTATGGATAATGCAGGAGCAGATGTATTCTTAGCTTCATCAAATCAATCAGAGTTATTTAAAAACAACAAACTTGAAATAAATTCTTTTGATTTTGATTCAGATTTAGAAGGCGAAGATTATAATCAAATGTTAAGAAAAGCCAAAAATCAATATAATTTAGAAAATAAAAGAATATGCTTTAATCAAGTGTTTACTAGCAATTTCATAAGAAGGGCGAACGAATATCTTCAAGCATGTATAGATTATAAAAAAGTATGGTTTGCAAGTAAAACTTCAGCTTCAGATGATTTCTTTAATTCTCAATTTTTATTAAGACTACCGATGGAGTTACTAAAAACAGAAGATAAAAAAGATTGGGAAATGCTTGACTTTATAGAAAATCAAGATGACTTCATTTACCAAACAAAGAAACAATGCGTATTAATTGAACATTCTGCTACTAGTAGGGGTACTCAATCTTTTGATTTACCTCAACATTTAAAAAGAAGCGCTTCTGCTAATAAAGCTAGAAAAGATAATTATTCTGCATTTATGTTAGCCAATTGGGGTTTGAAGTCATATAATGACTTAATGATGCAGCAAAAAGAACAGATATCTAACTCTTTTTCGCCTATAATGATTAAATAAGTGTAAATATTTTGAATATAAATTAAAAATGAGCAAAAAATCTAAAAAAATGGAAGTTTCGAACGCCTCAGAGATAACACCTTTAATGGTAGAAGCAGCAACGCAAAAGAATGGGACCTTTTCAGAAGCAAGAGCTTCAACTGGTATTAGAAGAAATATTGCGGCAGATATAGAAAGAACTAATAGATTTATTAATATTGATAGAGGACTTATCCCATTTAGGTATAGTCCAAATATTCAAAACCTCTCTACATTGGATGTTAGAGATGCAATTGTTCTATGTCAAAAAGCCTATTATAATGTTGGTATTTTTAGAAATACAATCGATCTGATGACCGAGTTTTCAGCTAGCCCAATTTATTTAACTGGTGGTAGTCAAAAATCAAGAGAATTTTTTGAAGCATATTTTAGGAAGATTAATTTAGCTAGTTTTCAAGATCAATTTTTTAGAGAATACTATAGAAGTGGAAATGTATTCACTTATAGATTTGATACAGAATTATCTTTAGAAGATACCTTAAAAATCGTGCAAGTCTTTGGTTCAAGGATCAAAGCCGCAAAGAATATTAAAATTCCAGCTAGATATACTATATTAAATCCTGCTGATATTTACGTTGGTGGATCAGTAAATTATAATTTTAATGTTTATTATAAACTTTTAAGTGATTATGAATTAGAAAGATTAAGAGATCCAAAAACCGATGAAGATATTGAAGTATTCAATTCTTTGCCACAACCTACTCAGGAAAAAGTAAAAAATAAAAGTAACAGATATATTTTAGTTCCTCTTGATGCTACAAAATTAGCAGCAGTATTTTACAAGAAGCAAGATTACGAGCCGCTTTCTATTCCAATGGGTTTTCCAGTTCTTGATGATATTAATTGGAAATTAGAAATGAAAAAAATGGACATGGCAGTTACAAGAACAACTCAACAAGCTATTCTACTTGTAACAATGGGAGCAGATCCAGAAAAAGGTGGAGTAAATCAAAAGAATTTACAAGCAATGCAAAGTCTTTTTGAGAATCAAAGTGTTGGAAGAGTTCTTATTGCCGATTATACAACAAAAGCTCAATTTGTTATTCCAGACATTGGAAATTTAATTGGTCCAGAAAAATATGAAGTCGTAGACAGAGATATTCAAATTGGATTAAATAATATTCTTATTGGTAGCGAAAAATTTGCAAATCAAAGCATTAAAGTTCAAGTTTTCATCGAAAGACTAAAACAAGGTAGAGAAGTTTTTATTAATGAATTTTTGGTACCAGAAATTAGAAGAATCAGTAAAGATTTAGGATTTAAAAACTTTCCTCAACCATCATTTGAAGATATTAGCTTGAAAGATGATGTTCAATATTCCAGAATATACAATCGTCTTATTGAACTTGGAATTCTCACTCCAGAAGAAGGAGTCCAAGCTATTCAAACTGGAAGACTTCCAACTTCAGAAGAATCAATTGAATCTCAACAAAAACTCAGATCCTTCAAAGATCAAGGTTTATATCAACCAATTATTGGTGGCGGTGGCGCTCAAGGCGGTAGACCATCTGGTTCAACTGGAATTCCTCAATCAACAAAAAATGTTAAACCAGTAGGAACAAATGCTAACTTTTCAGTATCTAAAATTAAAGAAAATATATTAGCTGCACAAAATCTAGAAGAAGAGATTAAGTCTGCTTTCAGAAAAAAGCTAAATGTTAAGAAATTAAGCAACCAACAAAAAGAAGATGCAGAAAAAATCTCTGAAATTATTATAGCCAATGAAAATCCATCTAATTGGAGTACCAAACTTCAAGATTATATTGAAAAACCAATCGATCAAAATTTAGAGCAAGTAAATAATATTCAAGAAATTGCAGTAGAACATCAAGTTACAAACTATATAGCTAGTCTTTTATATCACAGTAAGGTTTAAGAATTTTCAAAAGTAGCAGTTGGATACTTTTCCATGGCTTTTTCTAATGTATCAAATTCTGCTTCAATTGATAAGTAAATATCTTCATCAATTTGATTTTTATTGAAAACACCAAAAACTTCTTCATTTTTTCTTATAATATAGGTTTTTTCTTTAATCATAAATTGTATTACACGTATAATTTACGTGTAAATATATCAAATGCGCACATTTAATGGTTTACAGATTTTTACTGAACAATTGAATAATACTGGTCAATTAGACCTAAGATATGTTGGTATAACTGGCGCTAATATTATTACTGGTCCTAAAACATTTCAAAATCTATTTGTTATTGAACCATTTGGAATACCAACTGGATCAATCGCTCCAGGAATTAGTGGTCAAGTTTGTTGGGATTCAAATTCCCTTTATATTTGTACAAGCGGAAATGGAGTTGGAAATGGTTTTTGGAAAAAAACAATTATAGGAAGTTTTTAATTTATGGCAGACAAAATTTTATCAGCAATAACTTACGATAGCGAAACTAATAGCTATACTAATGTGCCTCCAGCACAAGCTCCATTATTAGTTAATGATAATGGTGATTTAATATTTAATACTCAGAATTTGTCGCTATATAATGTTAGTTCAAATAATAGAATTTTGAAAAATGATTCGACTCCACAATATACAGATAATGTTTTAATTGGATCAAATAATTCTTATATTTTTGGTCAGCCACATACAATTATAAATTCAGATAATGTTTATATTTCTGGTGCATATCTTCATCCAGATCGTAATACTTATCAACAATATGATAGTATATCTAATTCAACATGGGCTTGTATCATAAATTCTTATGGTTCTAGACTTGATTCTAGTAATTATTCTTATATTTCTGGTTCAACATGGTCTTCAGCGCAAAATAGTTTATCTACTTGTATATTTGGTAGTTGTCTTTCAACTGTTTTAGGAGGACAATATCATAAAATAAATGGACAGTGGCTAGATATTACTTCTACAGGATTAGTTAGAAATGGAAGTTTTAGGGGTGGTGGAGCCACTATTATTGGGGGTGGAACTCAATTATGCACAGTAGAGGCTAATTATGATAAACAAAGATTTACTGGAATATTAGGAACAGGATGGGCTAATGAAAATAACGATTCAACAGTATATTTTAATTGTGCATCAGCTTTATTGGCAGGAAATAATAATCTTTTAGTAACATCTCAACAATCATCAATTATCGGTGGACAAAATAATTGTATTTCTGGAACAACAAATGGAGCGTGTGTAGGTCGAGCCCGTAATAACGTTATATATACTATAGCAAGATGGAAACTTAACGAAAATAATGCTATTTTAGCTTCTAAAAATTCAAAAATTTTAGATCAAGTTTCTGAAAGTTTGATATTAGGAGGAACAGATAACTGCATAGTATCGCAAGTTTTTCCATGGTATTATTCTGGAATAGATATTGCTTTTCAAAATTCAAGAGTCGTTTGTAATGCTAACATAATTGGAGGAGCAACTAATATAATACGCGAAGGATCTAATTGTTCAAGTATTATAACATCAACTACTAGTACAATTGAATCAGGATCAATTAATTCAATAATTCTTGGTGGAAATTCTAGTAAATTATGTTCAAGAAGTTGTTATTCAATAGCTCAAGGGGCTAGTAGTACTATAAATGGATGTTTTAGTAATATTGCTGGTGGATATTTTAATACAATAAGTGGAAATTATAATTTTATTGGTGGAGGACAAGCTAATAGAAACTGCACACGGCAACATTCTGTTATAGTCGGTGGCTGCGCTAACTGGATTTGTTCTGGTTCAAATTGTTCTTTTATTGGAGGAGGAGGCAATCATTGTATTATAAATTCTCCTTATTCTTATGTTATAGGAGGAAGATGTAGCATAATTCAAGATTCGCATTGTGGCGCAGCAGTTCTTGGAGACGGACAAAATAGAACACACTTATCTTGTGGCTCTGATACCTTAACATTAGATTTTGCAAATGGAGTTTATTTTGCTCAAACAGGAATATTTGGTCAAACTAATTTTTCTACTCGACCAAAAGTACTTAACACCGATATTTTAGTAAGTGGAGACACCAATTTAGTATATAATACTGGAGATCAAAGCATCGATGGAATTAAAACTTTTAATACTAGACCAAAAGTAAATAGCACTGGAGTATTACTGATTGGTGAAATTCCTGTTGAAAAAATAGTATACATAACTGGAGATCAAAGTATTTCTGGAATCAAAAATTTTATTTCTAGGCCAACTGTTAATGGTACTGGAATTTTATTAAGTGGGGAAGCTGCAAATGCAACGCTTCCAACAACTTTAGTTTATATTACTGGAGATCAAGATCTTTCTGGAACTAAAAATTTCTATACTCGCCCAACTGTAAATGGTACTGGGGTACTACTAATTGGTGAATCTGGAAGTGCGACTTTCCCAATAAATATAGTATATAGCACAGGAAATCAAACTATTTCTGGAGTCAAGAATTTCGCTTCAATTCCACAATATAATTCAGTAAATCTCGCAGTTTCAAATAATGTTGTAGATTTAAATAATAATCAAACTATTAATGGAACAAAGAATTTCAATGCAGTTCCACAATATAATGGAACAAATCTTGCGATTTCAAGCCAAGTCGTTAATCTAACTGCGAATCAAACTATTTATGGAACAAAAAATTTCTTGACAAGACCACAAGCGAATGGGTCATTTCTTGTAGTTCAAAATGAAACTGTTCTTTTAACTGGCAGTCAAACTATAGATGGAGTAAAAAGTTTTAATTCAATTCCACAATATAATGGAATAAATTTTGCAATGTCAAACGATGTTGTTGATTTAACTAGTAATCAAACTATTAATGGATATAAATTTTTTAGTGAAGTTCCACTTGTAGTAGGAGCAAACTACAGCTACGTAGCTTTAGAAAATAATGTTGTTAATTTATCAAGCAATCAGGATATAGATGGAGTTAAAAATTTCACCTCTACCCCAACTGTAAATGGCACAGAAGTTTTATTATTTGGCCAAGGAGATCCTACTCCAGTTCAAATATATTCAACTGGATCATTACAAGGTAATGCATCTGCACTAAATTTTGCAGGAAATGGAGTTTCTGTTAGCACTGTTGGAGGACGGGCTAATATTACAGTTTATGCAGGTTCAGGACAAGGAGCCAATTTTGTTGCACCTCCAACAACCCCAACTAGTACTGGAAATTTAAATAGTCTTGCAGTTGATTCAACATATTTATACGTTTGCATAGCTAAAAATTCCTGGGTAAGAACAGCTTTATCTCGGTGGTAATTATAAAATTAATGTGTAATTCATTAGATGCGTACATTTAATGGTCTTCAAATTTTTACAGAACAGTTAACTAATACTGGTCAATTAGACCTAAGATATGTTCGTATCAGTGGTAATAATGCACCATCTAATTTAATTTTTGGCGATGATATTCAATCAAATTACAGTTTTTATTCAGATACAAATTTCAACATAACTAATAATATAAATATATTTTATGCTACTGGGAATATAGTTTATACAGCTTATTTACCAAATATAACTGATAAAAAAATGATTACTATAAAAAATTTAAAATCTACTAATCCACTATTTGTTAGTGGATATAATCCTATTCAAATTTTTGATACATCAGATGAAACTTTAGATTTACCATCTCCCGCATCAATTAGTCTGCTTGGTGTAATTAAAGCTAACTATACAGGATGGGTATGTTTACAATCTACAGCAGGAATTTCATAATATGGCAACATTAAATACAATATACTATTTAAATTCTGGAAAACAATTATTTGTAGATAATAATAGTAATCAATTTGTTGTTTCTGGGTATAAATTAAGTTTAGATCCTAATTTAAATGCAAATATTACTTTAGGTAATACTCCGACATTACCAAATGATATAGGAGTTGCTGGAACCATCGCTTTTGATAAAAAATTTCTTTATTATTGTTGGGCAGATAATAATTGGAGTAGAGCACGTTTAGCGTCATGGACAAATAATAATACAGTTACTCCAGGTCCAGATGGTGGGGTTGGAATTACAAATCCAAATTATTATTGGTATTTCACCATAAATGGAGAAGCCCAGCTTGGCGATACATCTTTTATTCCTAGCCCTAATAATCCTATTTTTAATTCAAATGGAGTGACAACTAATAGTGTTGGATTAACTGGTACTGCATTATATGCTTATACTAATTTTAGTTTTCCTGGATGGACAAAAGCTGCATTATATTATGGATTACCAGAAGGTTTTTATCCTAATTCATTTTCTATAGCTTTTGAAACAAAAAGAGTTAATTCTAGTGGATTTTTATTGGGATCAAAATATGGCCAGCAAAATTTTCATTTTGAATTTAGTGGAAATTATTTATTATTTCGCATGCCAAAAGGTAACGGCGGTGGAGTTCCTGATACTGGAAATTGGCATTCAATAAGATCAACTAATCAATTTAATAATACAAATCATTATCAAGTAGTTGCCACATTTGAACCAAGAGATAATTCTCTTGCTAATTTTTATGTTAATGGAGTTTTACAAGGTAGTGCAAATTATCATTATACTACAGTTTCATTATATAACGCAGGTTTTTCATTTAGTACAATTCAACAAGCAAGGGGCTTTGGAATTGGTGGTACTCCTGTAGGAAATATCAATGGGGATCAATCAAATACTTTATCAGAAAGAAATAGCTCAATCGTAAGAAATCTTGGCTTTTGGAATAATTATATTTTAACTCAAACAGAAATAACTGCACTTTATAATGGTGGCAGTTTTAGAAAATTCCCATTTAATACTTAATATATGATAACAAATAACGAAAATTTATATGCAGTTTATTCATCAGATGGAATTTTAAGTGGATTCCAAGAAAATAATGGAAATATAATTTCAACAAACGCAACTGCTCAAACTATTGGTGGAGGAACATCTAATACTATATATCAGGGAGATTATTCTACAATAATTGGAGGAGTATCCAATCTTATATCTGGATCTGCATATGCTTCAATATTAGGAGGGTCAAGAGGGGTAATAAAGCGTGCGGATGGAGCGGTCCTTCTTGCAGACGGACAGAATAGAATTCATTATGGAGAAATCTCAAATAGTTTAGCCTTAGATTATGCAAATGGAATATATATAAAAAATGGAAATGATTTAGATAATATTTCTAATGAAAGCACAAATACAGGAACCTTTGTTAAAATTAAAACAGGCCCAAATTTTGAAATAGGTTCATATATTGGAGGTCGACAAGAACAAAATTATATTTGGCAAACTAACTATTATCCATTAGCTAGAACAAAAATGACCCTAATGACAAATAATTGGATCACTGGAAAAGAATATGTAATAAGGTCAGGTCAAGACCGTCGGTATTATACAGATAGAATAGATTCAATTTCTTTTATAAGTTTAGGTTATGATGGAATATATTTAAGGGGAGTTAATACTAATCAAACACTAAATGGAAATCCATCGACTGGTTATATTAGCATTAATGGAGAAGTTGTTATTGAAAGTGCAAAAGATGGAAATAGTATCACTTTAAATTCTGATGAGAACATTAATCTAAATGGAGCATTATACGCAAGATCATATTTTTCTAGAGGAATAGTTGATGATAATATCATATTTAATACTCCATTTAATTTTTATGCTGATGCTGGAAATGGAATCAATTTAAGATCTTCTGGAGCAAATGGAATTAATCTCAATTCAGTAAGAACATCTGATGTTATTACTATTAAAAGTGGAATAAGTTTAAGTTCGTCCGATTATAATTTAAATTTAGCAGGAGAAAGAGTAAATATATCTTCAAATGATAGCAGCATAAATCTTTATGCAGAAAACGGAATGAGTTTAAAGACTGATAGTGAAAGTATAAATATTCATGCAGGAGGAGGAGATAGCTATAGCGACCTAGATCTTCGCGCCAATAGACATATTACTTTTAGTGGCAATAATTTTAAATTAAATCAAAATTTAATTTCTGGAAAAACAACTCAAGTTATTTTTAATGCTAGTGGATCATCTGGAATAAATTTAATTTCTAACCATCCATTTGGAGCACAAGATTCAATTCTAATCAAAAGTGGTGTTAGTATAGAATCTAGTAATTATAATTTATACTTAAAAGGAGAAGGCGCAAGTTTAATAGCAAATGATAGCACATTGAATTTACTTGGCGAAGATGTTAATATAACAGCAAATAATTCATCTATGTTTCTTAATGCACGTAATTTAGGTGGAGAATTTCCTAATTGGAATGATACGATCTCATTAAATAATGGAATAAGTTTATCGTCGCAAACATCTTTTAGCATAAGTTCAAGTGAGTACGGTTCGATAAATACTGATGGGAATATAGATATTAATTCCAATAATGGAAATTTATCAATGTATGGAAAATTAGGAATGACATTATCTTCTGAACAACCTTTCTATATAAATTCTAATCAGTCATCTATTTCTTTGAATAGTTATGGTGACACAGCAATAATAAGTAATTATGGATCATTAAGTTTAGCTAGCTACGGATATGATTATGAAAATCCACCAGGAAATTTTGGAATAGATCTAACAGCTAATGGTCATATAAACCTTTATTCTTATAGTGATGATATAAATTTTTATAATGTACCAAAATATAATGGTACTCGATTTGCATTAGAAGGTCAATTTGTAGATTTATCAACTAATCAAAATATAGATGGAATTAAAAATTTCTATAAAACTCCAACTGTTAATCATATACCATTTCTATTAAGTGGAGAACAAGAAGTAGTTTATGTTACAGGAAATCAAATCATCAGCGGCTTAAAAAATTTTGATACTTTACCTCAAGTTAGTGGAAAAGATGTTGTTGATTGTTTCCGAAACCAAACCATAAGTGGTTTAAAAACTTTTAAAACTATACCACAAGTTAATGGCACTGGCGTATTATTGTTTGGTCAAGGTCAACCTTCACCAGTACAAATTTATAATAATAGCGTAAGTCAAGGCACTGCAGCTTCGCTTAATTTTAACGGAGGTGGAATTTCTGTAAATACCGTTGGAAGTATTGCTACAATTACTGCTACAAGTAATACTCAGATATCTACTGCACCACTAAGTGGGACTGCGCCTGGAGTAAGTGGATCTTTTGTTTTTGATGAAAATTACCTTTACTATTGCAAAAAACCAAATAAATGGACTAGAGTACCTCTTGCTGATTGGTAAATAAAAGTGTAATCCTATACAAGGATTAAGGTAAATGGCTAGAAATAGAATAATCTATAATGTACAAGGTTTATTTGTTGGTCCATATAGTGGCGAACAAAATCCTAATTTAGATTATTATCTAACTGGTTATCAAATATTAAAAAGAATAGAAAAAGTTCAAAATTTTAATTATGGAATAGATAACAATAGAATTAATTTAGAAGGTTTCGCTAGCAAGAAAAATATTTTTAGAGGATTAGCTTCTCAACCAACAGTTAATTTTACTTTTAGCTATACTCCAGATGGTTTTACTAATGAGAATAGATTAAATTTTGATGTTGCAAATTTTCAATCTTCAATTCAATCTCCAATGTTTTCTGGATTATGTCAGGATAATTCAATTACTGATAAAAAAGATTTTTATCTTGTTATAAATAATAATGATAATGATCTTTTTATAAATTATCCAATTACAAATGAATACGCAAATCCAACTTCAGTTAGTGATATTATCGATCCAAATTCGCCTAATTATTCTCTTTTATATTTTCAAAATTCTTATTTAACAAAATATTCATTTTCTGTTAATGTAGGAGAAGTTCCAAGTGTTGAGCAAACCTATATTGCTGATAATATAAATTTTTATTTAAGTGGTAGTGGAATAAATTATACTACATTAAATGTTCAATCAGGAAATCAAAATATAGAAAACACAAAATTGATAATTCCTAGAAATATTAATCCATCAGAACTTAGTGGACAAAATATTCTTTTACCAGGAGACGCTTCTGTTTCATTTTCTACTCTAAATACTACTGGAGTTTTGTTCTATACAGACACTTTAGAAACTTTAAATTTTGATTTATCATTTGATAGACAAAATTTAAGATCATTAAATTATAAATTTCCTCAAGGTAGAAATATTAATTTTCCAGTAAATTGTGATTTAAACATGTCCTTCATTGTTAAAGAAAATTTAAGTGGATCATTTTTTGATACATTAAATAGAGATCAAGATTATAATATAGTTGTTAATTTTAGTAATTGTATAACTGGAGTTTATCCTAGTAGGTTTATTTTTAGTGGCGCAAGATTTAATGATATTAATTATAATTCTTCTATAGGAACTAATAAAACTGCTAATTTAAGTTTTAATTTTGATATTGATCCAGATTTTGGAAATAGAGGAATATTTGCTAGTGGAAATGTATTATATTATGGTCATCCTAGTCAATTATCAGGCACACAATTAGGAGTAGAATATCTTTTAATTGGAACAGAAAACGAAATTAATTATGAGTTATCTTACACTGATAGTATTCGTATAACTTACTATTAAGTGTAAATATAAATATATGGCAAATAAAAATGTAAATAGCTTCTTAACAACAGGATTCATAGATTTAAATACTTCTGATTCTTTATTGGGGATTGTAAATGGTGATTTAAAAAGATTAAACGCTGGAAGCATTTCAATGGTAAATCTTACTGCAATAACTGGAACTTTTTCTAACGGATCTACACCATCACCATTAGTGAATAATCCATTAACTGTAGTAGGTAGTGGAAATAGTTTCATGCAACTTAATATTCAAAATCGTGCAAGTGGAACATTTGCTAGTGCAGATTTAGTTATCACAGCAAATAATGGCACAGATAGCACTAATTTTATAAATCTTGGAATTAACAACTCTGGATACAACGATCCACTTTATAACAATGCAAGTGGATTAGATGGATATTTGTTTATTGATGGAGGCGATTTGGAAATTGGCACAAGAACGTCTGGAAAAATTATAGAATTTCATGCTGGTGGAACAACTGAAAATAAAGTTATATCAAGAATAGATGCGTCTGGAATGAATATGGTAACTGGAACATATAGAGTTAATAATATTCCATATAATACTTTTACAATGTTTTTCTTCCACGACTCTCATGCTATGTCGGCAGGACATAATTTCTTTGGTAATTACCAAACTATAACTTCTACTGCTAGAACATCAAGAGGAGTAGTTGTTCCTGAAACCGCGGTAGCAAGAAAAGCTACATGGAATCAATTACTAACTACAACTGGAAATTTAACTTCAAATGCCACTGGATATTTTATTAACGCAACAACTAATACAACAGGAGTAATAAGCACAGTAATTAATGCTCAAAGTACAACTGTACCTGTAAATTATTATGGCGATATAAATCCTCCAGTACCAGTATCAGGAGGAGATCTTGTTTTATGCTCATTTTTTTGCCCAACCTATTCTACGACTTTTCCAGCAGGAGTTAAGAATTCTGTTAATGTATATTTCTATAATTAATATTAGATTTTAAAAATATATAGTATTATAATATAGTGTAATATATTATGAAGACTATG